GACGACCCGGGGTATCTGGCCCGGCAGTGCGTGGTGGCCTGCGACGTGCTGGGGATCGAGCCCAGCAAGAGCAACTGGGTGCGCATCGCCACGATCATCAACGAGGGCCTGCCTGATCTGGTGGGCATGCCTTCGGAGCCGGCCGCAGAGCGCCGCGGGCGCGAGTTCGGGGAACTGGTGGTGAAGGCGGATGGCCAGGAGGTCCACCGCGAGGCGCTGGTGGTCGAGGACAAGGGGGCGGAATATGTCCCTGCTTGAAGTCCGCATCAACCGCAAGGTGGCCCCTGGCGAGAACGTCGTGGGGGAAGACGGCGCCGTCGAGCTGGACGTGAGCGCCCCCCTGCATCCTCTGGACAAACCCGCCGCGCGCGAGGTGCTGCGCAAGTGCCTGGGTTGGTACTACCGCGAGCGCGAGATCCAGGCCGAGAACCGGCTGCAGATGGCGGTCGATGCCGATTTCTACGACGGCGACCAGTGGGATCTGGCGGACGCTGCCGTGCTGGAGGAGCGCGGCCAGGCGCCGCTGGTGTTCAACGAGGTGGCGCCGATGGTGGACTGGCTGATCGGCACGGAGCGTCGGGCCCGGGTGGACTGGCGGGTGCTGCCGCGTACCGAGGACGACGTGGAGATGGCCGACGTGAAGTCGAAGGTGTTCAAGTACGTCTCCGACGTGAACCGCAGCACCTTCAACCGCTCGCGCGCGTTCGCCGATGCGGTCAAGGTGGGCGTGGGCTGGGTGGACTCGGGCGTGCGCAACGATCCCACGAAGGACATCCTCTACGACAAGTACGAGGACTGGCGCAACGTGCTGTGGGATTCCATGGCCATCGAGCAGGACCTGAGCGATGCCCGCTACCTGTTTCGCACCCGCTGGGTGGATGAGGATGTAGCGCTTGCCATGTACCCCGAGCGCAGGAGCGTGCTGGAGCGCGCGGTGATGCGGGACCAGGAATTCAGCGCCCAGCAGTGGAGCGAGGACGAGTTTGACTTCCAGGGCTACACGAGTGCGAGCCACGCGGGCACGGCCAGCGGCAGCTACATCGGAGGCGGCCGCGGCACCGTGGACACCGAGCCGCGCAGCCGCATCCGGCTGATCGAGTGCCAGTTCCGCATGCCCGCGTCGGTTCGGGTGGTGACCAGCGGGCCATTCAAGGGAGCGTTCGTGGAGGAGTGGGATACGGCGCTCATGTCCGTGGTGAGCGCCTTTGGTGGCTCCATCGTTGACCGGGTTGTGATGCGCATGCATGTTGCCGTGATGACGGAGGGCCACCTGCTGGCCCTGGGCCCGATGCCGATGCGGCACAACAGTTTCAGCCTCACGCCGATCTGGTGCTACCGCCGGGGGCGTGACCGCCAGCCCTACGGCGTGGTGCGGCGCGTGCGCGACCTGCAGATGGATCTGAACAAGCGCGCGTCCAAGGCGTTGTTCCTTCTGTCCACCAATCAGGTGTTCGCGGAGAAGGGTGCGGTGGACGACATCAACGTAGCGCGCGAGGAGGTGAACCAGCCGGATGGGTTCATCGAGTACAGGGCGGGCAAGAAGCTGGAGGTGCACCGCGACAGCGAGATGGCCGCCGGCCAGGTGCAGATGATGACCCTGGACGCGCAGGCCATCCAGCGCAATGCCGGCATCAGCAACGAAAACCTGGGCCGCCAGACGAACGCCAGCTCGGGCGAGGCGATCAAAGCACGGCAGATGCAAGGCTCTGTGGTCACCACAGAGCCGTTCGACAACCTGCGGTTCGCCACGCAGGTGCAGGGGGAAAAGCTCCTGTCCCTGATGGAGCAGTGGTACACGGAGGCGAAGGTGATCCGCCTGTCGGGCCACAAGGGGCAGTTGGACTGGGTGAAGATCAACCAGCCCGAGGTGCAGCCTGACGGCAGCGTGCGCTACCTGAACGACATCACGGCCAGCATGGCGGATTTCGTGGTGTCGGAGCAGGACTATGCCGGCACCTTGCGGCAGGTGATGTTCGAGGCCATGAACCAGATGGCCGGGCGTCTGCCGCCCGAGGTGGCCCTGCGCGTCATGACGCTGGCCATGGAGTATTCGGACCTCCCGAACAACGACCAGATCGCCGACGAGCTGCGCAAGCTGACGGGCGAGCGCGACCCCAACAAGCCGCTGACGCCCGAAGAGCAGGCGCAGATGCAGCAGCAGATGCAGGCCCAGGCCGAGGCCCTGCAGATGCAGCAGGAGAGCGCACGCCAGGCGCTGGCCGAGCAGCAGGCCAAGGTGCGCGAGATCAACGCCCGCGCCGCGAAGCTGGAGGCCGAGGCGCGCGCAGCGGCGGCCGGTGGCGACACGGCACTGGCCAGCCAGATGGAGGGCGCGGCTGCCACCGCGCGCCGCGACGCGGACCAGGAGTTGGAGCGCGTGCAGCGGCAACTGGCCAAGACCCAGGCCGACCTGGCGAACAAGACCCTGCAGATCACGCAGGACGCCGACGTGCGCCTGCAGGTAGCGCGCATCGAGGCGGACTCGCGCGAGCGCGTGGCCCAGATCCAAGCAAGCAGCCGCGGGCGCCTGGACGCCGTGAGCCAGCGGCTCGACCAATACGTACCACCGCAAGAGGGCGCAACGCCATGACATTGGAAGAAATCGTAGAGCGCGCGCGCGTGCCCGCGCTGCTGCGCGCCGCTGCCGTGGCATCGCTGCAGGAATGCAAACGCCGCGTCAAGGGTGCCGTCGTGAAGAAGTGGCGTGTGCGCCTATTCAAGGCTGGGTGGATCGCGGATCAGCTCCCTTGGGAGAGCAATCGTCTGATCGACGTGCATCCTGACCTGCTGGACATGGACATCGAGCCGGTGACCAAGATCGGCAAGTGGGGCGACAACGGGCCGTGGGATGGCATGCCGCCTCACGGGCGACCCATCACCGACTGCTGGCTGAATCCTGACCCGTCGAGCGACGAGTACCGGCAAGCGGTGGATGCCTGCTACTGGAAGCGTGGGCACCACCCGCGCAGCAAGGAGGCCGTTCGCGCGTGGTATCGGCGCAATGGCGGTGCTGGCTATGTGTACCGCATCGGCTGCCCTGTAGACGAGGCCGAGGGCTACCGCATCTGGCGTGGGCGTCGCGGACGCACCAGCTACATCGCGTTGAAGTCGGGCGAGGCTTGGCAGGTCATCGTGGACACGGAGCTGGCCTTCGGCTGGCGCTTCCGTCGCCGGCTGGGCTTCGAGGTTGACAACGTTTTCAGCGGGGTCTTCGCACCGCAGGCTTGGTTCGCGCTTCCAAAGATGGAGCTGAAAGCGCCTGCCTCGTGGAGCTACAGCCTCACCCGGAATGCCGTTTACCTGCGGCGTGACCAGTTTCCTGGCGTGGAGCAAACGGCATGAGCAAGCGCCTTGCATCCCTACTCGCGCTGCTGGGGATCAACCAGCACCTGAGCGCCGAGCAGCGGCACGACCTAGTCAACGCCGGATACCAGGCCGCGCCGGGCGCGGCTGCGGCAGGAGGCGCGCGCGTGGCGGGGCTGCCTCTGAGCGACTGGCTGGTGCTGGCTTCCTTGGCGTTCGTCGCACTGCAGGCCGCGTATCTGGTGTGGAAGTGGCGCCGCGACGCGCGCCGCGACCAGGAGCGGCAGGAGGACCGCCGCCGCGGCCGCCCGGTGCCGGAAACCGACCTCGGCGCGCTTGGGGCAGACGAATGAGCGCCCCGCAAGTGCCGGGCAAGGTCTGGGCCAGCCTGGGCGCGCTGGTGCTCGCCGTGGTCGGCGGCGTGGTTGCCATCGAGGGCGGCTACGTCAACGACGCGAACGACGCCGGGGGCGAAACGAACCACGGCATCACCGTGGCCGTCGCCCGCGAGCACGGGTACGACGGACCGATGCAGAGCATGCCCGAGGGCATGGCGCGGCAGATTTACGCAGAGACATACATCACCGCCCCGAGCTTTGACCGCGTGCTGGCCCTGTCGCCAGCCGTGGGCACGAAGCTGGTGGACATCGGCGTGAACGCAGGACCTGGCCGCGCCGCGCGCTGGTTCCAGCAGGCGCTGGGCGACCTGAGCCGGGGAGGGCGGGACTACATGCCCGTGGAGGTGGATGGCGCCATCGGCCCGCGCACGTTGTCGGCCTACCGGGTGCTGGAGCAGCGGCGCGGGCGCGTGAAGGCCTGTGAGTTGGTGTTGAAGCTGCTGGACGGCTACCAGACGGCGCACTACACGCGGCTGGCCCAGGGGCACGGCAACGCCAGCTTCATTGTGGGGTGGATTGACCACCGCGTGGGCAATGTGCCGGCGGCGCGGTGCGTTGAATCGGTGGCAGGGAGCATGTCATGAACCCGGTGATCCTGGCGATGTGGTGGTACTGGTGGAGGGGCTGGGCATGAAGTGGCTGCCCCGCGACCTCATCACCGGTCCGCACCTGACGCTCGTGCTGTCCGAGCGCGACTTCCACCGCGCGATGGGGCACATGAAGGTGC